CCATTCAGTGTGGTCCTCGAAGCCCTCGAACACGCGCCACGCATTAACTATTTTATCGTAAGAAATAGAATTGGTACCATGAATTTTATCTGCGCCATCGACGGCTATTCCAGTGGTCGGGCCTACACCCATCATACCCGTAGCAGATTCAAAGCCCTCAATCAAATCTCCCGCGCTCTCAGACTCATCTAGGGTGAGCACTACCTTGCTAACGTCCGTAACTGAGGAGAGATATGCATCAACATATAGAAATTCAGAAGCAGAAAGGTCTAAAGACACTCCTGGCTTCCAGATAGCTCCACCGACTCTATCAGTAGCATCTTTATCGAAAGTTACTGCTGACGATCCTTCTTGATACTCAATAGCTTCATCAGCTGGTGCTGATGCTCCTGCATCTTCAGTGAAATCGCCATGAGTTTCAAAATCTTCTTGAGGGGTATTGCCCTTATCAAATTTAGTAGCTCCAACACCTTGTTGATGATCAGATGCCTCAGTAGATAAGGTTATAGCATCCTTATAAGCAATCCAATCAGCGTGACTATCAAATGACTCCATTAGATGAGACGTATCTAAATCCATCTCAAGTAAAACAAGCGGTCTCGCACCTGAAGGCTTGGTAATCTCATCATCAAATGTGGACATTATGAATCATCCAATTCTACCGCAAAAGGTAAGGCTTTACAAGTCATACCAGTGACATTATTCAGACCCTCGAATTTGAAAATCCTTTCGACTTGATCTTTCAACTTCCCATAGATGGAACGACCTAGATTATCGTCCGGGTTCCACATGAGAATTATGGGGTACTCTGAACCTTCAGCGTTATCATAGAGATCCAAAATCTCATCCATGGTAGTATCTGTAATTCCTGGGTTTCGGAAATCAATTTTATTGATTTCTCTGAGCTTATTGAATTTATAGGACCAGATCATCCCATAATCAGTTTCATGTTTTACGTTTTTATACGTAGATTTTTCTTTCAGGCCCCAATTGAAGTTCTGAGTGAATTCAATGTAATCACCCAACACTACCTCGCCAATGTATGGGTAGTTAGCATTCGAGGCATCTTCAATACGAAGTTCCCAATACCGATTAGTGTTATTAGCTGGTATCAAAATGTATATCTCATTTTCAGCCCACGTCACTGATAAGTTCAGGTCAATAGAACTGAATGAATCGTTATCATCATTTACTAGGGTTATAGTAGCTGTAGACGAAAGACTATGACCAATCAAACCTAGTATTGTACACTTTTGCGATGATGTAAAATCAATAGTAACTTTATTCCCAGTCTTAGAAGAAAACCTGATTGGTAAACTCGGAATACGATTACTTAGATTGGCCACTGGGAAGGACGAATCTTCATTGGTCATTACTGCTGAAGTAGCACTGGCTGCAAGTTTATTGAAACCTTGACTGAGACTTCCGTAATCTACGATGTAACTCAAGTTCATGATTATCTCTCATTCTTACGGTGTAAGACTAACAATTAAACTCCAGTCATGGCATCAGCATAAGCCGTTCGTGATTCGGCATTCATTGAGATCTCTTCCCGATTTCGAGGAGCTATCTTTTCAACATAGAATTCTTCAAATGAAGCTGCATCAATAGCACTTACATAGATGTAAGTATTTCCGCCGCCACTACTACCGCTGCCCATCTCTCCAACTAAACCTCTAACAGCATTTGAGGCTGAACTATCTAGTACGATTTCATCAGGGCGCAAGGCTACATTAACTGAGTCTTGACCTGGAATGCCGCCGCCAAAACCTCCTAATGGAGATCCATTTGCGGCTCCGAACATAGTAGTTCCACTGCCCCCTGCTGCATCGTCAGCGCCCCCTGTCATTGCTTTCAAACCAGTGTTAGCACCTAACTGGGCTCTACCCATCATAGCGATTGCTTTAGATTCGGCGGCTGCTGCCAATGCACCGACCGGTCCTAAATGGGCTCCCCATGCTGCACCATTTGACCATGCTACTCCAGCAGCAGTGGCTATCTTAGCTTGAGCTGCCATCTTCGCAATGTTAACGCCTACTATATTACTGATGAGGTTTTGCATTTGAATTTTGATATAACTAGCGATCATTGACTTGGCCATTGAGACGCCCATATCCTGGAAAATCTTCTTCATTGATTTACCAGACCCAAATGCACTGCCTACCATTTCATTCAAACCGTTTTCGAAGACATCGAAAAATCCAACGAAAGTGTCTGCCCAGATTTGAGCTTCAGTCTGGAATGATTCGGTCATTAAACCGAGTTTGCCGATAAAGGCTTCTTCCATACCAACACCATCTACATTACCAGCCATATCATAAAGGTTTTGAAATCCATCACGATAAGTTTGAACTATAGCCTCATTATGTTCTTCAAGGAGTTGTCTTTGTTCTTCCAAGTAAACGGGATCAAACATTTTAAACGCAGTGGCCATTGTTGCTATGCCATCAGATATATCAAACTCAGTAAAAACATTAGTTACCTCATCCATACCTCGTCTGACAGTATCAGCACCTTTTTGAAATAGATCACTCATCCCATCCCATCTGGCACCTTGAGCTATTTCTTCAATACCACTCATATCAATGATCTTTTTAAAGTCCTGAAATTCATTTGGATCAAATTTCGGAATAAAATTACTAAAATCTCTCGCTTTACCACTTGCCTCGAAATCATCAAATAAGTTATCAATAGTGAACATACCTCGTCTGACAGTATCAGCGTTTTCTTTGAAGATGTCATCCATCATGCTCCAGCGCTTCGTCCTCGAAGCCTTATGAGCTATGTCAAAATTTGCTTGTTTTAATGCCATTGCTATTTCGTCTATTGTTCCTTCTCCAGAGTCAATGCCTCCAATCTCCATATCTTCAAATTCGTCTAGAACATTTACAAACTCGGCTTTAATATCTTCTTTTTGTTTGCCCGTTAAGAAATTCATCTTCCAAGATATATCGTATTCAAGCATCTCTACTTGATTTTTATGATCATCTTGGCGTTTCTTATCTGGTAAATTTTCCAAATCTCCTAAATCGCTCATATCGCGTAAAATTAGTTTCCCTATCTTAGTATTTGCAATACCATCATAGCTGTTTTTTACGTCCTGCTCCAATTTCTTTAAGTTCTTTTCAATATCCAAACCATCTTTTCTGATCGATTCAGCTAAATCATGTAATGGTTGAATTTTTTCTCTGGGACCGAATAATTTCTCCATCCACCATAGTGAATTTTCTAGGTTTGAAAGATCGTAGCCCAATTTTTTGATGAGGGGGAAAATGGCTGTAAGTCCTGTTACAAGTCTCTTTCCCCAGGTATAAACTATTTCAATTATGGGGATCATACTTATTAATAGTTTCCCAACCTCTAATCTCATTTCAAGTAGGGCTTTTTTGATATCAAAGGCTTCTTCTTCTATATCTCCTAAAGATTTATTGATGTCAGAGTTAACACCGATCCATTTCAAGAATGCTCCCAGTAATTCATTGGTTGCAGTAATGAGCAATACTATTTGAGGCTCGAACTTAGCATAGAGGAATTTCCACAGAGTATCCATCTGCGCTTTAAATAAATCAATCTGACCAGACAGCTCAAGGAATTGTCGTCCATATACCTCTAACTGTTTAGTTTGATCCTCATATATCTCTTCAGCTTTTTTGTTAATATCTAAACCATCACGAGTAGCTTGAACTAATTTTGCGATATAACCACCAAAGCGTTTACCAAACAAAGCAATGGCATCATCAGCGTTTTCAGAAGCAAATCCTATATCTGCAAATAATTGAATAACATCACCAAAGCTGCGATTGGCACTTACTTTAATATCATCCATTTCTATCTTGTATTTTTTAAGAACCACGCGACCCTTTTTAGTTACTTCGTTGAGTGCTGCTAATGACCGTCTAAATACAGTACCAGCAGTAGAGGCTTGTAAACCTAAATCCCTGAATGACATGATGACTGAAAGGGTCTGTTCAAAGGACTGGCCAAATGCAGCACCAGCAGCACCGGCGTATGCAAAGGCTTTCTCCAATGATTCGAAACTCATTCTCGATTTGAAAATAGCATTTGAAAATCCAGACGTAACTCTCCAACCCTCTTCGGCAGTCATGTTGTATGCTCGGAGAGCGCCAGTGATAAGAGTAGTAGCCCTATTCATATTAGTCTGGGCCACTTTGGCGAAGGTAGCAGCAGGTACAAACAATTGTACTGATTCAGTAGCATTGAAACCAGCACGAGAAAACTCTTCCATTCCTTTAGCGGCATCCTTCATCATGATGCCAAGGAAAGTTCCAGCTTGTGCTATGTCATAAATGATCTGAGTCTGTACCTCTAGAATAGAAGATGCTCCAACAGCAACTCGATTAAACTCAGCATATTTTTTCGTGTATTCGACAAAAGCTGAAACAAGATCTTTAATTCCTTGAATAACAAACTTAGCTGCTGCACTGATAAGATCAAAGACTTTTTTCAGTGCATATAAACCAACAAGTCCTATTACTATCTTCGCGGCCATGTCCTTCATCTCTTTAGTGAAAGACATGATGAAACCAACAGCTTTGCCTAAGCTACCCGAGAGCAAACCCAGACCACGGGCCATACCAGTAAAAGATTTTAGAACTTTGGCTTCACCTTTGGTAATGAAACCGAATACTAAGTTTGTCTCTCGGACTGTAGCTGCCATTATCTTCTCTTTTTCATGTCACTCAAATTGCGTTTTGAAGGCGTTCCATACTTACCATGAATCACTATCTCTTTTTTATCTTTCTCCATCTTTATCTTGTTCTTGTAATCTTGAGAGTCCATCAACTCTTTGATTAGAGCCTCTAAGTACTGCAACGTCTCAATGAACAAGTTTGGTTGTTGATATAGCGATCCTGGAAAAGGGAGGTGGTTAGTGGTCTTATACAATTGGAACATTTCATAAAGCTCCACAGCCTCATCAGTGACCAATCGTTGAGGACACCTCGGAAGAAAAGTGATAGGGAGATAAGGATCAACTGCCGATATTTCGAAGTTCTCACCTTGATCTCCCTCACAATTTCTTGCTTTCTGTTGAAACTCAGTACAATTCTCGCAGTCGTATTTGCGAGGCTTGCCCGAGATAGCAACATAGACAAGCGCCTTCAACGCTATTTTTTTCCGTCATCAAGAACCGAATGGTCCTGAATCGCTTCCAATACGTCATCAACCAAAGCACCCGGTGCCATATCGTAAAACTGAGCTACTGTAGGTTGTTCAATCAATTCACTCGTTGCTATATCTCTAATTGAGCAGTTAACAACCTTAACAATATGTTTCAACGCAATATCCCTTTGAATCTCAAGGGCATTACTAGAAATCTCACTCGTCTTGCGATTGATCCTAGTCCTCGACTTCTTACCAAACTTGTTCTGACTAGATTTGCTAAGAGGCCGAATCCATACCACTATTTGTTCGCTCTCAGGGAGAGAGCGATTATCCAGATAGTCTGGGACATAGGGGATACCAATATCCACGTTTTCGTAATACTTAACTTCCATTTTACTGCCTCGTTTCTGTTACAACCATTAAGAGCATGAAATGGTAATCTCGTCTTCGCCCGTACTACCAAATGCTCGACCTTCAAATGCCATTGTTACGTTTTCTTGTTCTGGGAATTCCAGCAAACCACTAGTTACTGTGAACTTACAATACAGCATGGTAAGCGTCACTATATTACCCACTGCCGTTCCCAGTGTTGCGACTATTGGTTTACTGATGTTATCATCGACCCAACCTACTTTTTCACCATAGCCACGATGGGCTCGCGTATTCATAGTGAAGCTAACTTCACGAGGTGCTGAGGAAACATAACCAATAGCGCTTTCGCTTCCAAAGACATCGTTCAGCATACCCACTTGGTTATTAATGGTTACTTCAAAGGAACTGAAATGCATCGCATCCCCGTCTACAGTAATTGAGCCACCAGTACAAGGAATTGGTGAACCCGAAGTACTTGCAGTCGGGAAGTAAGGAAGAAGAACAGCAGCATCAGCGGCATCACCAGTGAGAGCTGAAACTGTCATAGCTCCGGTTGTTTGATTGATAGCTGTGATTTCATAACCGGCTCCACCGTTAGTGTCAGTGCCAATTTTAACAACAGAGTGAACTCTGAAGTTATAAACATCAGCAGCGGCAACATTAATCGTAGTAGCACCACTTGCGGCAGAAGCAGAAAGAGTAGCCCGATGAGTATGAATAAAGTCTTTAGCGTTACCACTATATTCAACTTCAATAGCTTCTTCGCCCTGAACTCTGATCGTCATCTGGTTAACAACAGCTCCATAAATGGACTGTGCATATTCACCAGAGATACGATGCATGGAAAAGCTCTTAGTAATATCTTTCGCAAGGCTATAGTCTACAGTTGATCCTGGAGTAGCCACTGTGCCAAAGACAGCTTCAATCAAAGCACTGTCATCTTGTTCAGTTCCAGCAACACCACTGGGATTCCAATACTCAGTGATGGTATATTCAGTAGCACGTTTACGTTCAATCTGCTCTAACACAGATCGTGTTCCGTTCTTGTCTGCTCTAGGAACTCTGTCATGTGTGTTATTAAAAGCTGACGTTTTAATAACAATAGCATGAGCAGCGGTCGGCTTGACGAACGTTCCGAACGTAACCTCGGGGCTCGCATAGAATTGTTCCTCTGCGCCAACGGGAATGTTAAAGTTACTGTCGCTCATCGGATTTCACCTTTCTTTTTTTAGTCAACTTTCGAGGAGCGAGTACTAAGTTCTCACTTTTAGCATCGAGAGCTGGGTATTCGTAGACTGGATTCCAATCTTTGTTTGTTTCGTAATGAGCAGCATCGTCCAGTGCCATCTCAATTTCATCGTCCTTTTTAACTACACCGTATTTGCCAATTCGCAGACTCTTCTTTCCGGTGTATTTCATCTTACGTGTTCGGAGCATCAAAATACCTCACTTCCACTGTAACTTCGGCCATAGTAAGAGGACTCCTTGTACCTTTATCAGTTGATTCTCTTGCAATCTTCCAGTATTGAACCAAATTGTCAGTGCCATCATTTAGATGAGGGTTTAGATCAGCAAGCATATTTAAGTCCTGTAAAAATTCAAAGAACTTATCAACTCCTGGATCAGATTCGCTGCGATCATCACAACAAAAGAGTAACGCAAAAGTGCCTCTACAATCTTTAACTTTAGTTACCCCCACATCGTGAGTTCCATTTGCATAACTAACGTGACACGAAGGAACTTGATTATAAGTAGTCCATTTCAATGCGTTCTTGAAAATAGCATTACTTGAAAAGTTCGTAACATAATCACTACCAGCAATCATCTTCTTTAACTCAGTGATGATCTGGTTCAGTATCTTCTTTAGTTTAGAAACGTTTCTAGCCAAGACGTTCACCCCAATAGTTCAGCATATGATTCTGGGCTATATTAATAGCCTCGTATATCTCTTTAGGACCCCACCATAACGACGCCCTTTGCGGTAAGACTTTACCCTTCCAGCCCCGCATATTACTCTGAATGACTCTTTTACCAGGATCATCATATTCATGGACAACCTGGGGCAATCTAGAACCAATAACAATACGTTTCTTTCCTTTAGCCTTCGGAGTAAATCTGTGAGAGGTATTACTAAGGCTCATCAGATCAGCAAAGTAATTTCCAGAGGCCATCATGATATCAGAGAAACTAGCAGCTCTGCTTCCCCCTCCACGTTTGCCGCCTATACGTGCCAAACCTCTTTGTATTTTAAAGTACTGACTAACTTCAGTATTGCTTTTCCATTTTTTCCCACCAGGATTTTGTGTTTTCTGAAAATGGTTATATATCATCTCACGCATCATAGCTTGAATGTCTTCAAATGCTGGAGTCATATCTATTTCACGAAAAAATCGTTCAGGGCTATTAAGCAACTGACTCATTGGATGGGTAGGATTATTCAAATCGGATATAAAATATAAATTCAATATCCCAGTATCACCGCTAATTATGTCAGGCATTAATTTCATTTTTAACCTTAAAGATTAACTTGGAAGAGTGGTCTCAGCGTCGTCTCTGTCGTCTTCGATATCATCCAGGAGGTTGCCGTCAACACCCCATTCGGTTTCATGGTCTACATCAAAGACTCGTTGATAATCTTCATCGGCAGCTTTATCATAAACTCGGGAAGTCTCTCCTTGTATGGCAGTAACACCTGAAAGAGCTAGTTTGCCACTGGCAAGCTTCTCTAGCATTTTCATAGCCTTTTTATATCGATCATCTACTAGTTCAAAAGGATTTACTACACTGCCACCTAATACATTATCAACAACAATATAATAGGTAGCAATTTCTTCAGAGAGAGATCTGATAATGTTTGGGATGGGAGCTGATAAAGGAACTGAGTAGCGCGACCCGAGATGCATATCAACCATTGCATCTGCCTTATCCATAGCCTCTTCGATATTTGTATTTGCCAAGTCGGCTACGGCAATATTACTCATGCGTACACGCATTCGAGCCACGCTACTGTATGACATTATTTTACTTTCTTTTTAGCGAGTTTGGTTTTCTTGATTTTCTTGGGTTTCGGCTTTTCATCAAGTTCTAAATCCATAGGATCTTCGTCTTCAGGAGCCTCGCTAGGGGACTCTCCAGAAAGATCTTCTCCCTCTTCAATGCCTTCAGGGAGATCAAAAGTATTGGATTCATCAATCTCAAAAGCCAAGATGTCTGGTTCTTTTTCTACGGGAAGACCAGGCACTTCAAGATCGTCATCGACATCCACGTCTTCAGGAAGCTGAATCTGATCCTTGAGGCGAGTGATCATGATTTCCGCTTCTTTAAGTCTTGCATGAAGACCATGAGAGGTTTTCTCTTTGACAGCTACATTTAGCTTATCTTTGATATTGAACAGTTGATCGTCACTATTCATAGGAACGAACACTTTCTTAGCATAACCCTTCTCAGTCAAAGCCTTGGCTTTCGTAGCAGAGATTTCGTACAAAGGAGTCTTCAGTGAGAGATCGCTCTGCTTCTTAGCAACCATTTTCAGGAGGCCATGGAAATGAACATCAGATTCATCATCCATCGCAAGAATGATAGAGGCGTATTTATGCTCTCCACCGGCATAAATTACGGCCCCGTCCTTACAACCATAAAAGAAATATCTTGTTTTCATCTTTTTGCTCTTTCTCGTTTCTTAGATCGGGGGGAAGCCTAAGCCTCCCCCCTAAGTTGATTACGTCAAAACACCGTAGAGCAAGTAGCCCAATTCAGAACTGGCAACCTTCTCAACGTCCAAGTGCGAGACTTGAACGTAAGTGCTGTCAACTTCTTCTTTGCGGAACTTCTTAACCTGGTAATAACGACTCTGGAAAGTAAGCATTGCAGTCTGGACCTGATTACCAACGGGGTTGGCTTCGACATAGCCGAACCAGCAAATGTCATTCCAGATACGAGCATTAACTTCAGTCTGTACGCCAATGCCAGCCGTATCATAAATCTGCGACCCAACATACCAGTTCTGGATACCGAAAAGACCCTGGAAAGGAGCGTAAGGACCGCTCATAGTACCTTTACTATAAGCATTGCCACGCCATTCTTTCAGGCTAACGGCACTCGCCGCATGGTGAACCAAATAGTTATGGATAGCATCTCGAACTTGATCGTTGATGATACACATGTTAGGAAGACAACCGGCCTGAAGCAAGAAAGCCTGCTTCACCGTATTGATGTCATCTTCAATTACAGGAGTAGCATTATCCCACTTCGTTGTAGGAGTTGCACTACCATCCCAGTTACTAGCGGTTTCGACGATAACCTTGACACGTTGTTCCCGGCGAATGCGAAGGGTGTTGATCAATTTCGAAGTACATCTTTGACCAAATGCAATTACGGAATCACAATTCTTCAGGATACGATCAGTCATCTTAGTCTTGAGCTTCTTTTCTGTGCATTTATAAGTATCAGTCGTCCAATCGATCTCAAGCTCAGGGGCCTCGACACCATCAGCGACGATAACTTCGTGATCCTTCAGTTCTTCACGATAGAACTTATAGAAAGAATCCGTTTCATGCTTGACCTTCGAAAAGGGACAAACCTGATCCGAGATCATTCCTTGAATACTCGGCAACTGCACCGCAAAAGCCGTAAGGGCCTGATCGATATGAACGTTATAAACTCTACTTGCCATTGTTTACTTCACCGTACTCCATTTCTTTTTTACGGGTTAGAGATTAATCTCTGGAAATAACCTGTTTTTCGATACGAGCTTTGAAACGCAAACCAGTGGTTTGCGTCTCCATACATTCACCGATGATGTTTGCATCAGTTGCGCCAGTTTCAGGATCGGTCATAGCAGCTCCACCGGAAGCGGCGATCAAAAGATCACCCTGAGTGACACTACCACTAGCGATCATCCAAGTAATTCCGCCACCGAGGCAGATAGCAACATAGTCTCCACTGGCAGATGCGTCTTCATCATCATAAACACCGATACAAGCTTCATTCTGAGCAGTAGGATGAATAACGGTCTTTGCAGTAGCACTAAAGCGTACCAGGTAGTAAGGAGTCAAAGCCTCCCCAGCAAGAAACGAATCATGTTCTTTTTGACAACTCTTCTGTCCCATTCGATTTTTTCCCTTCTCTAATTACGGTGATTACTTCTTAGCGTTAATTCTAGTTTCTGCCTCAACTTGTGCCTTGGCATATGAAATCGTTTTACCAGCAGTAGCAAATTCAGTCACAATCTCAGTGGCCATTTCGGCGATATCGAGGTTCGTTGCAGGATACTTATTGCCATCATTGGCTTCAACCAATTCTTCAGCCTGATCCTTCGTGTTTTCGACACCAGCAGAATCAAGTTTGTTTGCGTTCTTCGATGCTTCAACGTCGTCCCACATCTTGACAGAACCCATAAGTTCTTTGAACAGATCAATAGCAGTAACATCAGAAGCTTCTTTGTCGCCCATTGCAAAGGATGCTACACCATCAGCACTTCTGAGTGCGGTGAACATAGCCTTGGTATTATCAACGAGAGCCGGGGTGATATTCTTGCCCTTAACAAGACCTTCAACAAAACTCTCATCTTCGCGCTTCTCGAAATTAGCACGATCACTCTTAAACTCTTCCTGCAACTTCTTCATGTTGTCATTAGCCAAAGTAAGCTTCCTTGCTGCTTCAACATTGGCAGCTTTACTATCTTTAAGTTCCTTAGCTAATTTAGCAGTAGCTTCGTCTGCCAGACTTTTGGCATCCAACTGATTCTTGAGAACTTCAGCCAACTGGCTCTGAAGCTCTTCAACTTTCTCAGTACTAACTGCATCTTTCTTCGTTTCAGTTTCTTTAGCAATAGCCATTTCTTCCCTTTCGTCCTTACTCATCATTGTTGGAAAATCTACCCCTATGCCTTTTTCTGTGTCAAATACGACTATATCAACTTCAGGTCTTACGGTGTAAGAATCCGAAGATTTCGAAAAGTAAGATTCTATTGGTCCAAGATCATCAACTGCTGGAGTACTAATACCCAGAAGAGCAACAGCCTTGATAACATTCTTGTATTCTATTCCATCCTTTTTAATAGAATTAAAAACCTCGATTGACTTACCTGTGAGTTTCTTTGTTTTGATGTAAGTATCATGATCCTTAGCGCTGAAATCAAGGTCGCCCACTAACCAATCTTCTACAACACGAGGATCTCTCAAAAGTCCTAAACCCGCTTCCTTTCCGTCCTTTCTTTCCTTTATATTATCATGACCATCTTTCAGAGGCGGTATGAACCACGAAGAGAACTCTTCATAATTAACAACCATTTCCAAAACGTCTGCTTTGGTGTAGGGTTTACCATTCCAAGTACCTACCTTGAAAATACGCTCATCATAAACCATGACACGCTCCAAGTTAGGATCTGCATCAAAATCAGAGGCATTTATCGAATCCATATAGAACTGAAGTTCTGAACTAGCAGTAGCGCTGCGCAAAAAGTACTTGGCATGCGCGCTGATGTGATTGAATACTGATTTGGAGATTGAAGGCGGGAGCCAGTAGTCATTGTCCAATAGTTCCTCGTAACACGATACGAGCATTTCACAAGTCACTGAATCGTTATCCGCATCCGAGGTAGCCTCTTCTGTGTGATGCTCAAAGAGATAGCGCTCTTCGTCACTATAAGCATACCTCATTGCCTTGTTGTCTTTAGTCATTTTCATTTCCTTTACGCTGACCACTGGATACAAGGAGAAGTATCCGGCCCCCGGCCATATTTTACTTTTAGCATCCAAAGTGATGTTATGTTCATCGACTCTTTGTTCGAAATCAATAATGTTGATCTCTTCTGGTTCTCCTAGAACAACATGAAGCCTCTTCGAGTACTTCTCCGTGGATACTATTACTTCATTGTTGATAAATGGTTCAGTGTCCTTAGCCAGGAGCGCCTTAACCTTGTTTCGGCTCAACTTTGAATAGATCCGGTCGAAATACTTATCCCTGAGCTTCATATCTTCCTTACATTAAGTAGGCTTGAGCAAATGCCAGAAACGAGCGAAAAACATCGACTCAAGCCAACATGTTCTTATTCTTATACCCATCTAGTACTTTTACTATGGGGTAATTTACCACCCCTCAGTTTTTATTCCTTATCATTTGCTTCTGGGTTAGTTCCGTCTGCCTGGGATCTTTCTTCGTTTTCATTCCGTCTAGTACCACGGTCATCCAGATCTTCTTCTCTCTCTCCCGGCTCTGGGCCTTGATCTTTCTCCTTTCCTGGGATAATAATGGCTTCACCAGGTTCGCGCATTTGACTCATTTGCATTGGAAGATCAACGAAACTAATCATCCAAGGCTGGAATTCAGTGATGATTCCTTTTTCTATAAGGATCTGCAATATCTGAGCACGTTCTTTACGTGATTCTCTCTTGATGCTGCCAAGTTTGAATTTAGGATAGTGTTTAACATCCTTATAATTCATGTCAACTAGAGGTCTAATGATCTGACGATCAAATGCAACCTCTTCTAATAGAAGACCGATGTATTCCATGCTCATTACGAATATATCATATTGGGTTTTGCCTAAACCATACGAACCACCAGCACCAGCGCCTCCAGAAACACCAAGCAAATCTGGAACTAAGGACGAGCGAGTCATGCCGCCATTATTAATAGCAATCGCCTTCTCGAATCCAGGAGTAGCAGTCCTAATGGATTCCAAGTATTTCAGATCAAACTCATGAGGAAGAGTTACAGCACTTCGATTTTGAAGATTACCAACAATCTCTCGAAATCGCTTAACATCGTTTCCATCAGCACCCATCGGAATATTTCCTACAGGAATCGGAGCAGCATATCGCTCCAGATACATATTCCAATACTTATAGATAATATCCTTTGCGATCCAACTACGATAAGCGGCTCGATGATCAGAAACTCCATAAGGATTTCTAAACGAGGAGTTATAAGAGAAGAGAACAAACTTATCAGTTTTCATATGACGCATGCCGGGGAGTTGATCGACAAGTTTACCCCATTCAATATCTTGACAGGCATATACGTTCTCAACAACACCATATTTTTTCAACCCACCAGTAGGTTCACGGTCGAACAAAAAACCATGAGGTGCTTTTGGCGCAATGCGACGATATCTGACTTTTCCAGCGTGTTCGCCCTCTTCAACATACATCCAAACCTTTTCGGCTATTGAGAAACCGTAATCCATGGCTGTTAGGAAGTTGAAGATAAGCTCTCGAACGGTGATGTCCATTCTGTCTAGTGAATCTCTTACGAAATCTCCTATCTCTTTGTCTCGATCATCATTAGTTGGAGCCTGGATTGAGAAATCAGTAGAGCTTCTAACTACCTTCTTCAAAAGGCTAGTGGCTGCAATCTGATCATCAGTCATCATATAATCGTAGACACCTAGTCCCTTTTTCTGAACTAGGATATCTGGATTATAGTTGTAAGTAGGCATTGCAAGGTTCTGACGCTGATCAGTGTCCAGCCAATGAGCCCAGTTAGTGGAAGCACTAATGGAATCGGTTATTTCCTCAAGAGTTGGAGGCAATATCAATCCGATTGGCGACCGCTTCTTCTTCTTTGTATAAGATTCGTTCGGCGTAAGACTTTTAGATTTCGAAACGTCCTGCTTTTTCATACTCATTTTCTCCCATCCAAATGGACCTATCATCTTGAAGCAGATCCCTGTTTGTGTCATTTTCAAATCCTGGTAATACATCAGAACGGGCCTGGTGAAGGAGTCGAGAGAGCTGGACCCCTTCACCGAAAGCCCCAAAGTGTGCACCGTCTATACGATTGAGGAAGTTGTTATATCTAATCAGGTAATATCGCAAAGCATCCAATAGATGATCATTGCGTTTTACAATGTCCTCATATAGTTCTCCCATTCGACTCATTTTTCTATATGAGACCTGTTCAAATTCCATGAGCATGTTAGGACATCGATCTCTGTCGAATATAATGAAGGGTTGTTTACTCAAACCGTCTAGCCGCAAGTGGTCTCTAATGATTTCCCATCCAAGCTGTCGATCATTATTGGTTTCAACGAAAGAACAGAAGGGTATGATTCGTTTGAAAATCAGCCGAGCATCGGCAGCGGTCGGATCAATAGTACAACGACGTATGTTGTACTTCTTAAACATTGGATATAAATATTCAGCGTTTTGCAAAGAACTGAGGGCACTTTTATAGTATTCCCCAATAACTCGAACTTGACGCCCATTCTTTTGAAAGAAGAGACAGGCTGTTTTATTGGAAACACCAATATCGAGGGAGGCATCGACTTGCCCATACTTAGGATCATAAGGAACATGCCTGAAAAAGATCTTATGATTGAAAGTGGGGAATACATCGCCGCCAGAGGCTACAAACTGGCCTAGTATTTCTTGACGATACTTATCAACATTAGTCTTTTTCATTGTCTGTTGCAGAAACAAGATTTCTTTACGGGGCACCAGTGGATTATCATGTAAAGTACCACTCCATGATATAAAGTCTTTTTTAGTCGGGTCTTTGCCCCATAACCACCACTGATGAAAGATTGAGCCCTTGCCGAAAGGTGTGGACGTAGCTAGAACCTCTCCCCCTGAAGTAACTAACCGAGGTAGGAGATAACCATCTACAACATCCCTGGGGATTCTAGAAGCCTCATCTATCGGCATGAAATCAACACCCTCACCTAGAAGAGACTCGGGGTTCTGAGTTGTTTTGGCGTGTATCTCCGTACCATTTTCCAAAATAATACAAGAATTCTTACGATCACGACGAACAACTTCCATAAATGGAAATCGATCTATAACAAGATGCCAAACTACTTTGAATATCTTTTCAGCCAAACTATAGAGAGGAGCAACTACCCAGATAATCTGTTTTGTTGGATACCTACAGCGAACATAGACCTCGTTAGCAGCGCAAAAGGTTTTACCCCACCTAGCAGCACAGGCAAGTATTCGCATACGCTCTGTGGCTTCATGAACCTTCATCTGGCCAGGATGAGGACGATAGCCAATCTCAGCAAAGATCGCTTTGCGAAATTCTACCGTATCCATTGGGATGCTTGAATGTTCAGTACCAGCTACATATTTAGCCATTAGTATTCCCTTCGATAAGCCCATATAATAAGGTAGGGATACTTATTATCATCACCCCCCACTTATTTTCTTGTACCAAAGGGCAAAGTGTGCTATAGTGTTATGGATATCAACTTTTAATTTGAAAGGGAGAATTAATGAAAGTCAAGATCGCTGTTGGAGCATGGATCAGAGAAGATAACCACAATTGGATAGTGGATATAGCCTGGCCTAGAAACCCTGAAGAAAAACGAGGGAAGAAGATAAAGAAAAAGCTGATAAAAAAGGATAGAGACGAACCTATAATTCCACCGATCAAAATACAGGGAATCACATGTAGAATTAAAACAGGATACTTTCTATCGTTCGGCCCAGCGATGATTTACGCTTTCAATAATCTGATCAAAAGAAATTTAAGGCTTGTAGAGATGGCCGATATTGATGAAGGGAAATACACGAAGCATTGTACCAATATCAAAAAACTCTATGAGATTATCAAAGACGTTGAAGGAAAACTTGATCCTGTTAAGATCAAACAAAAAGTAAGAAAGAGTAAACATGTCATCGTGGCTAAGTAACCTATTTGATTTGTTTCTACCAACGGTCCTAAAAGAAGAATCGTTAAATGAAATGGAAGTGGTTGGTGCAGAACTTATCCAAGTAGGTAAAGAACTAGAAGAATGTGCCGAAGAATTTGGTGAAACTTTCCATGAAAAACTCGTAAGAGAATATGACGAAAAGAAAAAGAAACTTGTCAGTGACGAGTCCTTTTGTATAAAAAGCAAAGAGATTTGGGAATGGGAGAGTGAGTTCTCAAAAAGATTGAAAGCAATGAGAGAAAAAAAAAGAGCGCAGAAACAAGAAAAAGACCAAAAGGAATTAGAAGCAATGAGAGAAAATCATTACTATCAAATGCTCCTTGAGAAAAACTGCGGATCTTCAGCAGCATCCGGGGACGCATACAAGCCACCTCCAGAACCAATAAAACCACAAACACAGACATATAAACTAGAAGAAAATAGTAAATGCACTTATTGCGGAAAAGTAATCGAAAAAGGAAATGTAGTCTGGAAGTGCAAATGCGATGCAGTAATGTGTTTTAACTGTTATCATGAAAATAAAGGCAAGTGTACCCGGTATGGATGTAAATACTGATTCTTACTGTGTAAGAATGGGGGAACATTGATCTATCGCAAGATACATCTAAAGGGAATTGAACATATTGGCACGATAACATTTAAGGAGAGTCAGCAATTTCGGAAAAAATATTATCCTGTGAACAAGTTCACGAGCAAAAACAGTATCAAAGGCGCTCGGTGGCTGATTAAAAAGTACGGAGGGATTAAATCTCATATATGTGATCCTATGGTCGGCATAGGGACTTACTTAGTCGAGGCTATCTCTCTAGGCCATACTGCTTATGGATTTGATATCTATGAATATCAGATTCAGTCAGCTCGTGAGAACGCCGAATGGCGTCAGAGACATCAAAAGAATGTTGGGTGTTATAAACTGCACTGGATGCCAGGAAATCTCGCTTATGAGGTTTTACCTCCTGGTTCAATGGACCTGACTATATGGAGCCCACCTTATGGTTTACAGAATCATTCGATGGGAACTACCAAGAAACAGATAGATCTACAAAAAAAGAAAAACCTGTATTCTTGTCAATCCTATGGAGAGGAATCCCCTTTTAGAGAGAACGATGTGTCTAAGTGTAAGAATATCAAAGCCTTCTATGAATCAATGAAACCGTTAATCGCATCTAGTGTGCGTATACTGAAGCGAAACGGTTATATGATCATAGTATTACAGGACTACATTCGAAAAGGTAAGCCAGTGGGAATAGTCCAAGGATTTGTGGATCTCGTTCTGGAACATAGTCCTATGAAAGCCGTAGGGTATCACACCCGACAAGTACCTATCACTTACTTCAAACAGGGACAAATAAAAAAAGGGAATAATGTCGTAGTGGTAGAACATATGCTCGTCTTTAGAAAGAAGAAATAGAATGAGCGAAGAAATCATCGAAGAGATTAATAGTGCTGAAAGTATCATTCTGAAAGAACATCAAGTTCAAACTTGGAGACAATCCAAATTTAATCCAAAAGAAATGGAGAAAATATTCAAACGAAAAGATCTCTCAGCAGCGAAGGTTAAATATCTGATATTAGCAAATGCTCTCCTCTTACGCAAAAAAGGTGTTAATCTAGGTGAGACAATTTATATCATCAAGACAGTGAGAAACCCCCGAACTCACAGGCTGGTCAGTTTGAATAAAGATATACTTGATTGTGAAGAAACTTTCGGATACTTCCCAATGCACATTGCTGGATGGAATCCCGATAAGAAGAAGTTCATTATAGGTCGTTACTTTAGATTCACTAAGAGTGTTCATCATAGAGTGCTTCCTAGCATCTTGTTTATCAAAACCAGCGAAGAGATCTTGGAGCTTGAAAGAAAACGATCAGATAATGCTAAATAAAACTGATCAATGGCGGTATCAAGAAATTCAGAAAAAGAAGGAGCGAGAAGACACTTGTCACAGGTTATCTAACCAGGAACATAAGCTCATCAAAAAATGGCAGCAATATCTCATTGAAAATCATCAGATGCATTTGAAAGTAGATGAATTGAAAGAGATCTGGATTGCTTGTAAAAGAAGAATTCTGAAATTGGTTGAGCTAGGCCATTGTAATCTAAACTTCCTCGATATCTGTTTGAAATGGGTAACGTTTGGCCCTGCAAATATATTCTTACGGCTTCAGTCTAAGCCTACAGGACGGTTGAGTCAAACCCTGAAAGAAGTCGAGAAAGTTTACTATAACCAGAGAAAAACACATGGAGCAGAAAAGAGATTTCGAAATCATCATATGAAAAAATGGGAAAAGCTTTAGAAGTTGGTTATGATTAGCTCATAAACCTCTCTGGACTTAGATTTGGCCTTGTTCCCTATTCTACGCTTAGTCATGACTCGAAGAAAATTGAAACCCCCATACAGGTTTCGAACAGCCTCAACATCGTGATTGAAAGCTATGAATTTCACACCTCTAGTGTTGAATCCACTACATAGGTCGGCTAAAGCCTTTTGTTCCCTGTATTCAAATCCTTCGGCTGTGTACGAGGTAAAATTCGATGTGATTGAATACGGAACGTAAGGTGGATCTAGAACAACGAAGTCGCCTTGGAGAGGTGGATAGTTTTCAAAGAGAGATCTGAAATCACAAGTAGCTAATAAAGCTCGTTGTAATAACTTAGACCATTCACGCAAAATGGTTATGGTTGGTACTTTTCTCTTCATGTGATCTGAAGGATGAATGGGGGAATTAAATCCCCCATTCTTATTGTATCGACACAGACCGTTGAAACACTTGGCGTTCATGTAGAGAAACATTATGGCACGATTCAAGCCGATGTCTTGTTCCATCTTGCGGTTGAACCTTGCACGAACTCTGTAGTAATATTCTTTGTCATGAAGAGATGCCATCTGTTTCAGTTTCTTACCCACGAGCAAGGGAGCCTTTTTAATAGCTTTCATAGTTAGCATTAAATCGGTCTGTGCATCAGAAATAACTGCTCTGTTCCAGGTTAGTTTTTCAATGAAATATTTATAGAGCCCTCCCCCTCCTAGAAAGGGCTCATAGTAACAACCCACTTTAGTAGGAAAGTTTAGTTTATCGAGATAAGGATACATCCAAGTTTTGCCACCGGCCCACTTGAGAGGAGACCTTACAGAATTGGGCACGACTGACCTTTCCTATCCACAAATTCTTCCCAACAATTAGATATGTCTTCTTCGAAGTCTTCTTGACTATTGTTGTTGATAGAGATATACATATTTAGGTCGCCTATGAACTTTTCGTAGATCGTTCCGAAGTTTTGTTCAGAAGCATGAGTCGGCGGGGGCAGTTGAAGGCGCTTATCAGCATCAATCAGAATCAGCATTCCTTTTCGGTCTATAATCCACTGAGCTTCGTTTAGAAAACGTATATCTGTTATCACAATTTTGTCGCCGTATTTTTCTGGATGGTCAACTTCAACTTCTTGGATCAATCGTCTCATCCAGTAATCGTCACTGAATGTCATCTTATTATGGAAATCCATCCCTGTACTTAATCGACATAACTGAGTACCGTAAAACTGGAGAATATGACGAGCATAAGGATCTTTCTTTTTAATCTGATCCCAGGTGAGCCAACCGAACTCAACACAATCCTCTTTCAAACAATCAGCTAATGCTCTACGGACAAAGCCGAATTTCTTTACCATCACAATACCAGCTGTATCTTTCCCGGACCTCATTTGACCACACATACCAACGTACATTCTTTTCATATCCAATCCTTTCAGTTAGTACATGATAGCACACTTAGAGAGAAAGTCTTACAGTGTAAGAATGAATAAAGATTTTTATTGAATTCGTTACATACAATGTGCTATAATAGGTGAAGGAGGAAAACAAATGGCAATCATCACTCGGGAGAATCTTGGCAAATATCTTGAAAAGCGAAAATTTGTATATGATAACAGTCTACCACACCATCATATGGACCATATGACTCGTCGAGGTCCGATCCATTTCTACTACGATAGGGGATGTCGTCAGTGTACAATAATCTGTTATTACAAAGGCCAGAATGTATATCCAGGGGTCAGAGTTAATCTTACTTTACCCTGTGAGCACAAGTGGTTAGACTCCAATATTAAGATGATCGCCCTGTGGAAACGAGAAGCCGATGAACAATCCTGAGATGCTTAATAACCTTGCGCAAAAGTGGAAGAGCTTAAAGATTGGCAAATTTGTTTTATGGCTAGAGCAGAAGTTAGTTATGCACGGGCCAACGGTAGTAATCCCTGAAAGCCATGTCGACCTATTAAGTGAACTTGAAAACAAAGAGATTATTGAATTCAAAAAAGGTAATGATTCATATCAGATTATCCCTAGTCCGTTTTTCTGGGAACTAGTTGGTAAAATACGTCGAAGCAAAGCGATGACTTTTGATCACTACGAAGAAACCTTCGGGCCAGATGTTACCGCCCTGTGTCGAGTCGAAAACCGATCTTCACGTCCAAGAAAGTTTCATCCTGCTTATGGTGAAATTAGAATTCGACGGCGCAGCGATAAAGAAGGAGTATTTCTGTTTCAGTATTTGAAAGAACAGAAAGAATACATTGAGATAGAAATTGATGAAGCGTATTCATATTGCGACGGGTCGTCTCATAGTAGTAATGACAACATAGTAACTTTATTAATTTCATTCAGTGATTTATTGAGATGCTTTCTCGTTGCAGGATATACAGCATTCCCGTGTACGTTTACTCATAGAAGAGACATAAATGGGAAAGTGCCTGAGATCAAGGGAGAGTTTCGAAAAAATGATAAAAATTACGTACAAAAAAGTATTAAGGAAAAACTAGAATACACTCTGAAAGAAATGAACTCATTAGAAGGTGCTATGAAGCGTATGTTATGGGAAACTACCATCAAAAAGAAATCTTTCAAAGGTATCCTTGAACAATTCCAAAAAATAAGTCAAACTTTATTCTATAATATCCCTCACGTCATTGAACAATATCTAAACGAACTTGAAAAGGAAGAATCATGTACCGAACAATCCTCGACATAAGTTTCCTTGTATTGTTTTTCATATGGAGCTGGTTTATGTTTAAGATATTTATGATTTACCTCTACCGAAGATGGGGTCTCGAAGTTTGGATAACCTTGGAAACTGGGCAATCGTGTGGTATTAGTAAACATACAATTAAACTCAGTCGTCATGGTATCTGGCTACACATCAATAAAGTTATCTTCGTCGGGTTTGATTTTGAGTATGTTCCTATTAATGAAAGGAAAAAGGCATGATTTACCTTACAGGAGATAATCATTTTAATCATGGGAACATCGTTGAATATTGTAGACGGCCATATGTTGATCTCATGGATATGAACACCGATATGATGTACAAATGGAATATCTTAGTCAATCCTCAAGATACTGTCTACCATGCTGGGGATATTGCATTTGGAGGACGTAAACAACTGAAACATCTTAAAGAAAACCTCAACGGAACTATTCACATCGTCAAAGGCAATCACGACCGAACAGTAACATCTCTCAACGGCTGCGGTTTCATAGCTCATAAAGGACCTTACTACATTAAAGAGTATAAGGTCTGGATGATACACGATCCGAAAGACATTGATTTAATTCCTATACATGAATTAAGATATCCAGTGCTTTGCGGTCACGTTCATGAAAAATGGAAAACCAAAAAGCATAACCAGGGATTAATCATCAATGTAGGTGTAGATGTATGGAACTTTACCCCTATTACTTTCCATGAAGTGTTAATCCTGATGAATGGAAATACAGAATGAAAGAATGCGAGTTAGCTGCGCCATTAGCTACCTGGCTAGAGGCCCGAGGCTTTGAAATATGGGCAGAAGTGCCCTCTAGACGTAGGATTATTGATATTATAGCATGGAAGCCCAATATCAAGAAACTACTCTGCATTGAACTCAAATTAGGAGCCACTAAAGACCTATTATACCAGTGTCTTTACAATAGAAAGCTTACAGGATTCTGTTATGGGTGTGTTGCCAGCAATCCGCGCAAGGTGAGTGTTAGTAGATTCAAAAAGTGGGGCATCGGTTTATTGTGTTATAACGGCACGGACATTGAAGTCATCTTAAAGCCTTGCAGAGCCCTATCTTCATTTCACAGTACTACTGTCACTAAATACCGTAGAAAATTGCTGAAAAGGCTAGAAACGCACCCTAAAGGGCATGAAGGGGGTCTTGCTTTAACAAAAGGGGATGGGCCACAGATAAGATGCAGGAAATTGATCATTGCGTACCGCCTAAACAGACCAGAATCATCATGGAAAGAGATATTTAGGGACGTTCCAAATCACTATGCTAGCTACAAATCTATGCGAAAAAGTATGACAAAGTTTCTGAAATGGGAGGTCAAGAATTTTTTAGCTAATGGATATCCCGATTATGGGATGATTTGTGCTAAATATGGTGAAGGATGGGAATCTCTATTACGTTTGACTCTTCAGAAAAAGATATTGAGATGTAGAAGATGAACTATCTAATAGAACAGAGTCTTACACTGTAAGAACGGAGGAAGAGTGCCAAAGGTCAAAAGGAAAAAGACTAAAGAAGATATCAGACGTAATTTTGTCCCTGGTATATTGAATGTACATATGTGCCCATATTGTGGAGCGAGATTAGACTTATTATTCAGGTGCCTCGTTAATAATTGTCACCTGGTTAAAAAAAGAAAGAAGAAAAAATGAAGAACCAAATAGAACACATTGCTCATGGTGTTAAGTTAATGAACTTACTTAGAAATCACCATAAAGACCCAATGACTGAAGATGAAATAGAAGAGCTTCGTGAGTGGATGCAAGAATCAGCTAAGAGGGCTGCTCAATGTCCTGGCGTATATAGATTTGCATGTCCACTTGCGATAGCTGGTATAACCGAGGAAGAGTGGAAGTGGTAAATGTAGTAATATGGATTTGCCAGTGTCAGCTAATCGTATTAAGGATTGGAAGGAACAACATTCAAGACCTTTCATTCAAAACGCATTTCCCGATCTAAATGCAGATGAACGAGAATTTCTATTAACAGGCATAAATCCAAAAGAATGGAATAATCTTATGAAAGAAGATTAAAATGACCTTCAAAGAATATCAGAAAAAAGTAAACTATATAACTAAAATTGCCTTCAAAAAAATTAAACCATATGAAGAAGCTCAAGACATAGCGCAAGAGTTGATGATTGAGGTTTGGAAAGAAAATAGAATCTTTGCAAATGAAACTCATTGGAAGCGATGGATGACAAAAGCAGTTAGATGGAGAGTCCATGATAAAATAAGCAGTATAAAACAGTGGCTTAATAGAACTATAAATTATGAAACTAATCAGAAAGATAGAGGAAAAAAGTATTATAACGACCGTCTAAAATACGTTGAACTCAAAGAAGCAATTGATGGAAAACTCCCTAAGAATTGTCAAGATATTATACTTCTAAAATGGCAAGGGTATAAATTCAAAGATATTGGACCTAAAGTAGGATTGACCTCAAGAACAGCAGAACGCTATTGGATTGGAACTTGTAAACCATTCTTACGATTTTTATATGGAGGAGATCATGACTCATTGTGATTTATGCTACGATGAAATTAAAGAAGACACTGAGGATTGGAATCGTTGTAAGCTCTACATTCCAACGGGTAAAAATACTGTTACTGCTATAATGGATCTTTTAGTGTGTGGTGAGTGCCTAGAGATTAACCTGAATGATTGGGTTAGAATATTTAAGATAGGCCCAGCAGTGCAGAACTATTCCTCTTACTTGGTTCCAGTGACATGGTTAATAGATAGGGTTCAAGAAAAAAATCAAGAACTGAATGCATTAATCACCAATCTTGGAGATTATGATCTGAGCGCTGATATCAGAAATTTTGGAAAGGAAGAACAATGAAAGTATCGCACGTAGCTGAACGGTACCACGGCACTTTCACCAATATCTCATATTGCGGAAAAGTGATGCGGAAAGAAGTAGGATTTACTCAGGCTGGGCATCTACTCAATGCCGAATCGAAAGGACCTGGGTTGCAACAGCCCTGGAAAAAATGTTTGAAAGCAATTCGGAAACAAATCAATATAATCTGTGAGAGAGAAGGTGTTAAATGAAAGAGTTCGGAAAGATAATTGCTATCACACTCTTAACATCCCTCTGTACTAGTGCTGCTAATGAAATCATACCCTGGGTGAAGAAGAAACTTAAAAAGAAAAAAGAACCTGTGCAAATTGTAATCTATGGTAATGGCCATGATGTCATTGTGGAGGATGGAGCACTCGATGAATGAATATGACAAACTAGTTATCGCTTTTAGTGCTGCTGATCTTCGTTTCACACACAGTTTATGTGCACGGAGTGGGTTGGGTGTGATTGTTGAGGCGTTTGATACGTTCGACGATGCCTGGAAATGGTTGAAGCAATATAAAAACCCACCTAAAACAGGTACATCTCTCTTAGTTCAAAAAGTTTTCAATGACAATACATACAATAAAGGATGGCTCAGATTTGATGTGTCAGAACTTCGGTCTGTAAAAATCATACTGGGAAGTAAAACACTAATTCAATTTAAGGGACATGTTGAAACATATGAAATTGAGTTTGACTATAAAACCCTGATTAAAATATGGAAGGAATATTTACAACAATGAACAATGAAAAACTAGACAGCACCATAGAAACAATGACACTAATCAATCTCACCGCAAGGACGTTTACTCACCCCAACAACGTTTACTCACCCCAACAAAGAAATGATAGTGGCCACTATAAAGCGATTAGCGCTAAAAGGAAAAAAGTTAGTATCTATAGTTGAAGAAGGGTCTGAAATTATTGCCACTTGGCATGGTGATGTAAGGCTGATATTTAGGGGAGATGGATATGATCAGCCTTACACAGTTTATGTCGTAGATAAGTTCTGGAAACCTACAATGGAATGGATGAGATATTGCACAAAAAACAACACAACTCTCATCATTGACCTGATGGCAGATATGGCTAGATATGAGTAAACGCAATATTACATTTTCATGTGTGTGGGTTCAGTACACTGCCCCATATTATAGTCTCTACGAAATCAGCTATTATGACAATGGAAAGACAATGACATCACAAAGAATATTCAGAGATCGTTTTTCACGAAAAGAAGTAGCATCATTTGTCAAACGTGAACTCGATTTCATTCTAGGAGAATCATAATGTCCGGGGTCTCATACATCTACATACTTACAGAATTCATTCAAGGTAGGGTTGATTCTCATTACGAGGTTAGTTATTACTGCCGTCTAGGAACTGCTGGATTTCATATTGAGCGACGGCATAAAGTTTCAATACCTAAACGCCTAGTAAATGGAATTTTCGTAGGAGAAGATTTCACACTGATCAGAAAGAAAATTATATCATGAAAAAGAAGTTAGATGAACGACTATTCTTTCACCTGTGTTGTTCGTGCTGCCATGAGGGAGGGAAATGCTAGAACTGGATGGATCACAGTAGAAGGACAATGGGAGTTAACCAACAATCCAGAGAAATGGGAAGTATGAACTACTCCGAATACCGATTACAATTACCGTCAGGATATTACTATCGGTGTTTGCGCAAGTTGCTCGACCGATATATCCACCCTAAAGAAAAGGTTAGTGGCCATGAGTGGTTTAATATTGAAAGAGGGGAAACTGTTGTTGTCTTTTCGACATACCCAGAACAGTTTGTTCTGCACGTTATGACCACCACTGTGGGAGGCAAATACCCACTAACCCATGGGCATTTGAAAAGCTCTATAAGAGGAGAATAGAATTATGGAACATCTAAGCTATCTAAGTGAAAACAGAAAACATCGAAACCGAGTCTATGAGATATTGGGTATGGTATGTAGACTGTTAGAAGTAAGAGCAAACACTCATGACATCACCAAAACTCAAGAGCCTGAACTAACTGGCTTCTCAGAATCATATGAAGGGTTAAGGGGGTTGACTTATGGGTCGTCTGAATATATGGAACGATTACTTGAACTTAAACCCTACTTAGACATACACTACAAAAACAACCTGCATCACCCTGAACACTATAAAAATGGGATAGAGAGTATGACGCTAATAGATATCGTCGAAATGCTAGCTGACTGGCTAGCCGCCACTGAAAAACATGAGGACGGAGATATTAACGTATCTATCAATCACAATCAAAAGCGGTATAAAATATCAGATCAGCTAACTCAAATCTTTAGAAACACAGTGAAAGTATTATGAGAGATATCTATCGCAAGGACTATTCAAATTATAACGGGGATAATAATGAAGAAGTGTTTATAACATACTTTTCCTCACTGAAAAAGTGTGTAGACCATGCTCACAGTATAGGCCATACACACTTCAACCCTGGCAAGCTAATCAGTTTTCATTACCACAGCAAAAACGTAGCTGTGAATAGGGTGGTGGTCTGCTGATGTTTGTTCTAGAAATTTTGGACGATGGCGGCTGGCGTAGTCGGGGTAAATATTTCACTAAACAAAAAGCACTACTGAGATCTGCGAGGTATAAAGAATGGAAAGTATCTGAAGAGGTATATACGCTCATCATTTACCGTTCATCCTGGCGAGAATCGATTAAAAGTAAAACTAATTTTGACACTTTAACACAAGCATATAGGTTTGCTGGTGACGAAAAATACTGGGACATAAGAGCAGACTTGGCCTTACTCCAAATGCAAGAGGTGAGCGCTAATGAAAATTCCTAAGAGAAACAAACGCAAATGCTCTCGTCACAAGTATATGAAAGCCTATTATCAGAGACTCCATGGAAAGCCCCGCTTATATCGTATAGGGTGGGCACAACTCATAGAAGACACTACCCATAAGTGAACCACTAATACTCATCGGATTCTTACGGCGTAAGAATCATGGCTAAATTCTACTCTCTCATTTACACAATCTAATACCCACTCGGATTCTTACGCCGTAAGAATCATGGCTAAATTCTACTCTCTCATTTACACAATCTAATACCCACTCACATTCTTACGCCGTAAGAATGGTTACTTTACATGATTCCATGATTTCCTTCGTTTAATATCAGATATCGTACCAGGAGTAACCCCAAATTTCTTAGCTATCTCAACACCACTTAATATACCTATCAGTTTCCTTATCGCAATAACATCTATCTCAGTTAACTTAGCATTGCCATTAGAACGCCCGATACACTTCGATACTCTTGAATATGGCCCTTTCCATAGATAATGCCACGATTTACCAGTGTATATGTCTCTGATGGCAGCCATACTTACTTTATATAAACATGCAACGTCTCCTAACTCCATATCCGTCAAAAATAAACGATTGATTTCGATCACCTGATCTCGACTTAATTTACCTGTGTGATGAGGTATTATTCTAGCTTTAGGATATGGACCCCTATACAGCCACTTCCAAGTCTTTCCATTAACAATGCTATACACTGTAGATAGAGATACATTAAATCTCTCAGCTATAGCACAACGTGTTTCCATGGAAAGCAACCTTTCCACAATTTTAACAACATCACTCTCAGTTAACTTAGCATTTGCCCTTCGAACTTTCATTAGATCCTCCTATCTATAGTATAGCACACTTTCAACCCAAATGTGCTCCAATAATGAAAAAAAGCCACTCCGTACCCCTTTGATGGGCCGAAAAACGTGTGAATCAGAAAATTTAATGATCCGATCACTTGCATGTTGCGCTGTTCATCAGTGTCTGCGCGCCCTTGGCGCTGCCACCCTAGCCATGTAGGGGAGTAGGAGCTGTTCTCCAGTACACTATGACCATGTTGCCCCTCGTGTTATGCTCTATCACAGGTTGGCACGGTGTTGTATACCTACTCTCAAGCCCTGTGCTACGATGATACATGATATGGTCACGCTATGATGTGGTATAGGCGTTGATTGGCGTGTATAGGGTGGTATTGCCCTACGTGATTCTAGAAATTACTTTGTTGGCTTTGACAAATTGTCACATGATTACTGTACTAATACGGTAATACAATCGCCATAGTGACCATATCATCGTGCATGCACTACCATAGCCTACGTATTATCACCTATGATACACATGCAATACCCTATTATCACCAATAATTACATGCACTAGCCTACCCTATGCCATAGCCTACGTATTATCACCAATGGCACACATGCAATACCCTATTATCACCAATGGCACTAGACCGTAATGCAATCACGATACTTGCGCAAGAACTGTGGTGTCCATTGTAGGTGTGCTGTGCTGTGCTGTGCTGTGCTGTGGTACTGCGAGGGTACTGCGAGGGTACTGCGAGGGTACTACCCTGTAAGAATCCCAACACGTGCTGTGCTATTAATTTCTGCCGCGACCTATACTTAGGTATAGGGCAAGGGCAAATAGTGGCTATATGATAGTGTGTCGGCCTCCTCATGGGTGAGATAGTGGGCAAATATCACCAATACGTGATCATATCACGTTCAAAAAAAAAACTTGAACATAAGAAAAATTGAAACGAGGATAGAATCTATCCTGGATGGGGGTGACGTGTAGACAGTAATAAAGGCTTGAGAAAGGATAGGGTATGGAGGGTATGGAGGATAGGCTTAATAAGAGCGTGGTAAAGGATAGGGTAGGTAGGTGGACAGCGGTATAGGCTACTTAGTAATAGAATCCTAGTTAGTAATAGAATCCTAGTTAGTAATAGAATCCTAGTTAGTAATAGAATCCTAGTTAGTAATAG